CACTTGCGCCAGAAAAAAAACAACTCAAAGCTATTATACATAACATGTAGTTGATAGGCTTTTTCATATAAAAGAAAAAATGAATTGTACATCCGTATATCCGTTATTTATTGATTAATAAACAGTTATAAATTATTACTTCAAAACAAATTGTGCATCTGCTTTAATTCAGGTTTAATTTTTGCCTCAAAAAGTACATCGATTAAGCGACTGTCTTTAATTACACCTTAATTACCCTTTAAAAAGCCGATAAACACCGATTAAACGCATATTTTGGTATTATAAAAGTATTGATCATTAGCCCCTAAAACGGGGCTTTTTTTATGCCCGAATGCGGCGGTGCCGGTACAACGAAAAAGTGATAAAAACATCATTGGGTATTCGATTGGATATTCAATTGGATATTCAAAAACGTGAAAAAACGAGCGAATAAAACACCACTTAATGAATAAAAAACAGTTAAAAACTACACTTTTTATCTGGTAAGTACCCACTTAATACCCTTAATGTATTCAATTGAACCGGAATAAGTACCATGATTACAGCGCATTATGGTATAATGAGGCTTATTTGGTGCTTGTCTGGGTACAAAAAGTACGGATAAAATAAAAATGTGAGGGTTTATTTGCGTGCCGGTTCGGCAGCGATGGAAGTGCTTAATTTAGGCAAATTTTCTGTATAAGGAATTGTTTCAACTGGTTTTCCCCGCGACTGTTTTAATTCTGCATTTTCTTTTTTTAAATCTGCATTTTCGACAGCCAAAGCTTCATATCTGTCCAAAATAAAACTCATAGAGCTATTATCTATTACAGGAATGTTTTTTTCTAAAGATACATCATCTATTATTTCATTTTTAAGCATTGGGCCAACTCCTAAAATTAGCCAATACAAATTGATATCTGGATATTGATAGCATATTTTCTCGCACTTATCACTACCGATTGCACCATCTTTATCTAAAAAACCATTAGAAACACCAATTTCTTTATAAAATTGATATTTACTAATTGTCTTATATTCAAGATATTGTAATATGCGTGTACGAATATTCATTTTTATTAGAAAAAAAGCTACTAAAAAGTTTTATATTAGAAAATAAGCTACTATATTTGCAACATCTTTCAACATTGAAAGTAACACGGCAAAAGTAATAAAGTTTATTTATAAATATATATGGAAAGAGGAAAAAAGATAATAGTTGATAATGGGGTGCGTGCAAAGCTGTTAATATATGGCAGTTATCCAACAATCCGCGAAGCATTGAAAGGGAAAACAGATACACCGAGAGCTTTGAAAATAAGAGAGGAAGCAATAAAACTTGGTGGAGTGGAAGTGGAAATAATAAACGAAAATAATACCGGCTCGGAAAGTCCGAGTTGCAGCCACGAATAAAAACACACGAAAATGAAAAACCTATTTATTGCGGTATTCGACAAATTATTGACGGATCCGCTTAATGACAAAATTTGCAAGTGGGCACTGGCAATAGCCGGAACCCTGTTTTTCGGAAATATAATTATTCACTATTTAATTCAAAACTTATGAAAACAGAATTAGAGAAAATCAAAGAATTTAATACAGGACTGGAAACTCAAATCCAAAATTTTCGAGTTCGCTCCTTTTCTCGGGTGTTAGCGATGTCTCAAACTCTTTCCAAAGCCGATAAAACTCAAGAGAATAAAGATCGTGTAACTCAGGATTAGTTTTGGCTAAAACGCTTTCGAACGCTTTGAGTCTTATTTCGACAGATTTTAACGACATGTCGAAGCTTGATATTAAGTTTAAAATTTCTTTTTCCATAATGATTAATTTTTGATTAGACACCACAAAGTTAAACATTATTCCCGATAAATCGGGATGTACCATTTGCAATGACAACCGCGAAAGAGTGGAGACCCCGGAGAGACGGCAAGCCTGTGGAGCGTGAAAGCTTGGCAGGTGTCAAACTGAAAGGCGATGGAAGGAAGCCCCCTAACCCCCTAAAGGGGGAAAAGAGGGAGACAGATCAAGGAGCACCAACGGGATGAACACTGAGCAAATGGCCGGTGAGGTTGGAGTCAAAAAAAAACTGTTGAACACGAAACGTAACCAGCGGAACGATGGTGGCAGCCCGGAAAGACGGGCTTTTAAAAACGACTTTTTATACGACGATATGGAATATTTTAATAATACACTCGCGGTTCCGGCCTCATGGTTAATAGATGAGGGAATAATGTCTGAAGACAATTATAGGAACCTTACAAATCGTAACCGTATCAATGTAGTTCGCCGAGGATGCCGGAATACACCCGCGCTGGTAGCTTATGATAGTATGCCGGAACGGTTTAAGAGTGAGATATCGAAACGAATCGGTGGTGATCCGTATAAACAGGCACAAATAAACCAGTTGGAGATCCGGATTGAACCTAACATAATTGCCAGTGATTTTTTTGATAATTATAAACTGACGGACGGCAGGAATTTACCGAAGGAAACCCGCCGGGAGTATTACGCTAACGCGATAGTGTTGGACGCGATTCATACATTGATAAATGATAAACGCTCGAAGCACTCGGCTTTGGGCCATAAGACCTACCGCGCATGGGAACAGATAAGCGAAGCCGTTCAGGAACTTGACCGATCGAAATATCCTCACGCGCTACCGGCTAACTTCCGCCGGTTAGAGGAACGATACAAAAAATACATGAAAGAAGGTGTCGAAAGCCTTATCCATAAAAACTTTACGAATAAAAACGCCGCTAAGGTTGACGACGATGTGAAAGAGGCGGTACTTGCAGAACTATTGGCCGACCCAAGGAACCTTGACAATGCACAGGTAGCAAGGTTCTACAATACCATGTCGGGCGCTGCCGGATGGAAATCCATTACAGCTGCAACCGTGGCAAACTGGCGTGATGAGTTTGACACAAACATTTATGCCGGACGTCGCGGATCAGTGGCATTCAGTAATAAAAAAGGAATGCAGGTAAAACGCTCGGCTCCAAGTTGTCCACTTTATTTCTGGACTATGGACGGATGGGACGTGGAGTTATTGTTCCAAAAAACAGAAACGAATAAAAATACCGGATACTCCAATACAACTTATCATCACCGGGTGACCGTGGTGGTAGTTTTGGACGCAATGAATAAATACCCGGTAGGCTACGCGATAGGTTTACATGAAAGCCCGGATTTGATTAAAATGGCTTTACGCAATGCAGCCAAACACACACAGGAACTATTCGGGAAGATGTACCGCACTCATCAGGTACAAAGTGACCGCTACCAAATAAAAAACCTTACTCCATTTTATGAAATTATTGCCGATAAGAGTACACCCGCTCGCGCAAAGAACTCCAAGGCCAAAATTATTGAACCGTATTTTAATCACCTAAATAAAGACTACTGCCAACTGCAAACCAACTGGGCCGGATTTGGTATCACCTCAAAAAAAGAGAGTCAGCCGAACAATGAATATCTGAACAAGTACAAAAAGGATTTTCCGGATTACGATGGCGTTTGCGCTCAGGTAGTAGATATAATTGAAAAAGAACGAGCCGCTAAGCTTGAACAATACCTCCAAAAATGGAGCGAAATGCCGGAAGCAGACAAAGTAGAATTTAAAACTGAAAACTATTTGCTGGCATTTGGCGAAACACTCAAGCACTCACGTACGGATAAGGAAACTACCGTAATGATGCAGGACAATGGCATAAAAGTAACCATAAACGGCATTAAACACGAATATGACTGCTTTGATTTAGCACTTAGGGATCATTACAGCACTCAGTGGAAAATTAAGTACGACCCGAGCGATGTTAGCAAGGTGCTTGCTGTAAATGCAGACGAAACGCTCCGGTTTATCCTGGACGAAAAATATGTACAGCCAATGGCACTGAAAGACCGTAAGCCGGGCGACAGTGGCGAACTGCAAAAAGTACGCGAGTTTAATGCCAGTTTAGACAAACAAGCCATCGATTTTAGAGCACAAAATATTGAAAAAATGGCAAGTGTAATGCCATTAATGCTTCAAAATGATACGCTTGGCAAGCTGATGCTAACCGATAGTCACGGGCAACACAAGGACAGGAGGAATGATAGTAGAAGAGACAAGAGCCAAGAGCCAAGAACCAAGATTCAGAGTAGGGCGGTGGATGTGGAGGTTGAAGATGAGGAAACGGATTTCAGACTGAATAAATACTAATTAATAACCAAACTTTTCCAAAGAGAAAAGAAACTTTGGAAAAGAAAATAAACTCACACACATGAATAACATTAAGAAACAACAAATTGTAAACGCGCTTACGGAGTATTGCGAACGCTACGGAAGTCAGAACAGAGCTGCTAAGAGTTTGGACGATGTAAGTACCGCTACCATCAGCCAAATGCTGAATAATAACTGGGACTTAATACGCGACGAAATGTGGCGGTCGGTTGCCTCCCAGATTGGCGTAAAGCTGAAAGAATGGAATGCCGTACCAACGTCTGACCATATCCTGTTTTCGTCGATACTGAAGGACGCCAAAGAAGATAGTCAGGTTTTTATTGTGGTAGGTAAAGCCGGATCGGGAAAAACCTTTACAACCGACCATTTTCGCAGTAATAACAAAAATGTATTCACCATTAAATGCGATTCGTTTTGGAATAAAAAGAAATTTATTACCGAAATTTTAAAGGAAATGGGCATCGAATTCAGAGGCCTAACCGAAAGTGAAATGATAGACAAATTCAAATACGGAGTTTTAAAACTTCAAAATCCGTTACTCATTTTCGACGAAGCCGACAAATTAAGTGACGCCATACTGTATGATTTTATATCGATTTATAACCGTATAGAAGATGAATGCGGCATTGTACTTTGTGCCACACAGTATCTTGAAATGATGCTTCGGAATGGCTTATTGCACAATAAAAAGGGCTTTGAAGAAATATGGAGCCGGGGCGGAAAAAGGTGTGTTCACCTGAACGGCGTAACGGCTGCAGATATAGTTTTGATTTGCGAGGGTAATGGAGTTACTGATACAAAATCAATTGAACGAGTAATCAATGAATCGGACTCCGACATTCGCCGCGTGAAAAAAATGATTTATGCCATAAAAAAGAGCCGTAACGCAAATAAACCGCTGTCGGAATAGTATATGGCATTGAAACGGGCATTATCGGTTAACGACATACGAAAATTCAGAGCCAACACACTCAATTTTGAGGGGGAATGGCTGGAAAGCATCGGATGTCCGGAACTGACTGGGACATGGATAGTTTGGGGGAATTCGTCCAATGGAAAAACCCGCTACTCACTGCAATTGGCAAAGTACCTGGCGCGATTCTGTCGGGTGGCATATAACACATTAGAGGAAGGGCTGAGTAAGAGTATTCAGAACGCCATTATTGACGTGGGAATGGATGAGGTAAGCCACCGGTTTATATTGCTCGACAAAGAACCAATTGCTGACCTTACCGAACGCCTGAGAAAAAAGAAAAGCCCCGATGTGGTCATAATTGACTCGCTGCAATATACCGGCATGAATTACGCTGAGTACCGCGCATTGCGAGACGAATTTAGAAAGAAGCTCTTTATTTTCATTAGTCATGCCGACGGGAACGACCCGAAAGGGAACGTTGGGAAATCAATACGGTATGATGCTTTTGTGAAAATACGCGTGGAAGGTTACAAGGCATTTGCTGAAAGTCGGTTCGGAGGTGGACGCGAATACGTGATCTGGCAAAAAGGAGCTAATGAATATTGGAATTATAAATAAAGAAGCCCCCTAACCCTTAAAGGGGGAATAATATAAGAATTTACAATTAAAATATACGGATATGAAAACAACCATGATTGAAAAAGACAAAGCCCACTACATTAAGAAGTTTAAGACGCTTCTGACTAATGGCAAAATTGACCGTAATGCTGAACTTGGCATGCTGAGCGCATACGGTGTGGAAAGCTGCAAGGATATGACCATATACGAACTGATAGAACTCTGTCAGAATGTGGAACTGATGGTCAACCCGGAACTGGCCGAACTCGACAAGTTACGCAAACGCCTGATGGCTTCCATTGGCGGATGGCGCAAAGCAATGGGTTGTACAACCAACATAAATGAGATTAAAGCCATAGCCTGCCGGGCCGCCGGAATTTCGGATTTCAATCATATTCCTAAAGAGCGTTTAAATAGTCTTTATAATGCTTTTAATCACAAAACACGTGACCTGAATAAAGTGGGAGCGATGACAACAGAAAACTTACAAAATTTAAAAAATCAAAATTAGTACACATGGAAAAACAAAACATTGACGGAGTTGGAACTCCATCATCCCTGGAAGAGCTTATAGAATGGCTCGAAAACAATGAGATAGATCACCCGGATTACGACCGGAAGTTTGCAGAACTCAAACGGCTGGAGGAGCAGGTATATGAGCCGGTTGATTAATATACCCATTGGCGAAACCGGAAAGGTAAACGGGCAGCTTTACCGAGCTGAGGACGACCTTTTCGGATGCGTGGGATGCGACCTAAGCGATAATGGAAATGGATGCCTGAATAAAAATATAGTGTGTTGGGCTCCACGCCGAACATTCAAATTGGTAGAGCAGGATCCAAACGAGGAAATTATAAGGCAACAAACGGAAGATTACTACGACCGTAAACTTGAACGAAACGGATGCCGCCAAGGCTTAGGAATTTTAATACTCGGAACAGTTATTTTCTGGGGATTTGTACTGAAATTAATAACATTTATAATTCATTTATTTTAAACAAAATGGCAAGAGAAAAAAAAGTAGTACACACGGGTGTAACAAGCGAAACAATGGAGCAGGCATTTAGCGAATATGCAATTGCCGACGCGAAGCTTCAAAAGATTAATGCAACTATCGATGTGCAAATGACTCAGATACGTGAGAAATATGCCGACGATATTGCCAAGCTGAATGAGAAAAAAGACAAAGCATTTGATGTGCTTCAGGCGTTTGCCGTGGAAAATAAGGACGACCTTTTCAGCAAAAAGAAAAGCATGGAAAGCGTACATGGAACATTTGGTTTCAGAACCGGAACTCCAAAACTGAAAACGCTAAAAGGTTTCACATGGCCGGCAGTAACCAACTTATTGAAAGAGTTCTTACCAACTTACGTTCGCATTACGGAAGAGCCGGCTAAAGATAAATTGCTGGCCGACCGGGAACTTGACGAAGTATCCGGATTATTCCCCAAAGTGGGAATATCGGTGGTACAGGATGAGACATTTTTTGTGGAGCCGAAAAAAGAAAATGAGTGAAGCCCCCCAACCCCCTAAAGGGGGAGTAAGAAATAAGCCCGCATATACTTATTGCCGATGGAGGAGTGGATACAGAGTTGATAAAATGACGTATTTCCCCGGTGGTAGTAGCGGCGAAAAAGTGGCTGAATTTTTTACGAAAGAGGAAGCCAGGGCGGAAACCTACAGACTGAATGGCTGGAAACCACCAAAGAATTGAATTTTTCTAACATTAATCAGTTCCGCACACACGGAACACAAAACAACACAAAATTATGCATAATTGGTTTATCACAGGAATTAAGTACGAAAAAACAGCCGAGGAAGGCCGTATCGTAAAAGTGAATGAAAACTACTTGGTAGATGCTTTGACATTTACTGAAGCGGAGGAACGTATCAACAAAGAAATGGAGCCGTTTATCAGCGGCGAGTTCTCAGTTTCTAAAGTTGGACGCGCGCGGATCAACGAAATGTTTTTCAATGAAAACGGTGACAAATGGTATCGCTGCAAAGTTTTCTTTATTTCGCTCGACGAAGAAAAGGGTATTGAAAAGAAAGTGGCAACTACCATGATGGTACAGGCGAATGATATAAAAGAAGCATGGGACGGTTTACACGAAGGTATGAAAGGATCAATGGCTGATTATTCAGTAGCTTCGATTACGGAGACGAATATTATTGACGTATATAAATATGAAGCGGAAGCTTAAAGTAGGCGGTAGTGCTTTGATCGGCACTACCGATACAAAATAAAGGGTTCTTTTAATTTTTTGGGCATAACGGACAACTGCTATGATTATAAGCCAAATTACGGGCGCATAGCTTTCAGCCGTTAGACAAAATTTCAAGCGAGTAAATAACTTTCAATAACCGAAAAAGCGGGCTTATGAACATGGCAATTGTTATGGTCTGTTTTTTCTTCAATCAAAAAATTATGAACTATTGGTTAGCCCCGAATGGGAAAGTATGGGAAAACGAAGATATTGGACGACATTACGAAATGGCTGTTGATATTATAATTGAAAAATTTCCCGAATTATTAGATAAATATTGCTTAGAACATGGCGAAAAACTTTACTTAGGTAAAGACGCTGTCGCTGAGTTGGAAAATAAAGGTTTCATCCGATATATGGATTGGTCAAATAGTCCACGCTGGATAATCTACCATCAAAAACCAACTCGACATCAAATAAAAAAAATGTTCT